GACGGGGGGTGAAGCATGACGGATTTTGATAAAGCCATTGAGGAAGCCAAGGCAGCCATATTGCCTTTTGAGAGTTGGGAGCGGCTGCCGGGCGAAAGTGCGGCGGCGTTTGCGGCTTTTTGTTCTTTCCGTGATTACGGCTCTGAACGGAATATCCGCAAGGCGATTGACAGCACGGAGAAAGATGAAGGTGTCCGGGCAAAGCGTTACCGGGTGTGGCGGAACTGGTGTTCTCAATTCCGCTGGCGGGAACGTGCTGCGGATTATGACAACTACACGGAAAAACTGAAAGCCGCTGAAATACGGAAAACGATTGAGGCACAGGGCGAAATGCACAGGAAGGTTACCGGGAAAATGCTTGAAGTGGTTAACAAGAAACTTGACCTAATGGACCCGGCGGAACTGACGCAAGGCAATGTAACTGAATGGGTGGAGACGGCTATCAGGGCGGAGCGGGATGCGGCGGGGCTGGTTAGCTCCGGCGGGAAAGCGGAACCGAAACAGGGGGAATTGGTATTTACCCCTGAATTTAACGGACTATAGGAAACAGGATACAGGGAATGGGAACAACGGTTGTGTTTAAGCCTACGGCAATACAGAAAAAGGCTCTTTCATTGCTTAAAAGCGGGGCGAAACATATCCTACTTTTCGGCGGGTCTCGTTCCGGCAAAACAACCGTGCTGGTGATGGCGATTATCTTTCGGGCTTTGTTCTATGCCAGAAGCCGTCATCTGATTTGCCGTTACCGTGCTAAAGATGCTCGTTCGTCTGTATTGCTGGAAACTATGCTGCCCTGGCTGGATAAAACCGTTGGAAATGCTGGATATAACTACCTGAAACATGAAAGCATGATCCGGCTTTTTAACGGCTCTGAAATATGGATTGGCGGCCTTGGGGATAAAGAGCAGGCGGACAAGATACTTGGGCATGAATATAACACCATATATTTTAATGAAATTTCGCAGCTTACTTATGCGGCGGTTACTACAGCTTATTCACGGCTTGCTATGAGGGTTAAAGGCTGCCGGAACCTGTTTTTCTATGACTGCAATCCGGGCAGCCCTTTGCATTGGGCGTATAAAATCTTTGTGTTGAAAAGGGCTTTTCTTACCGGGGAACCGCTGGAAAAGGCGGAACTCTATGCCTCGATGATATTTGAACCCTGATGATAACAGGGAGAACCTGCCGGAGGATTACATATCCGACATTCTTGATACCCTGCCGGAGAAACAGCGGGCAAGGTTCCGGGACGGGGCCTGGGTGAAAGCGGAAGGTGTTATCTATGACAAGTTTGATGAAAGCATGATTGTAAAAGCTTCTGATTTGCCTGAACGCTTTGATCGTTACGCCGCCGGGCAAGACTTTGGGCTCAATATCACGTTTGTAAAAATTGGGTGGGTTGGAGATGTCGTGTATGTCCTTTGCGATTACGGGGCTTTCAACATGACTACCCAAAGTTTTAATGAAGAATTAGGTGCAAAGGGCTGGCTAGACTGCCCTGACGGTATGGGGCTTCCTGTATATTGCGATCCGGCTGGCGGGGAACGGATACAGGAAATTACAGGCGGGATAAAAGCAAATAACAGCGTAGACAGCGGGATTGATTACATAAACGCAAAAATTGAGCGTGGGCAGTTTTTCGTTTGCGAAAACTGCACCGGGGTGTTATCCGAAATATGGGACTATTGCAGGGATGAAGCAGGGCAGATCGTAAAGGTAAATGACCATTTTCTTGATGCGTTACGTTATGCGATTTTCTCGGATGTGCAACAGGGGGTGATTTTCCAATGAACCCCTTCAAGATTTTATCCAACTATAAGCGACACGAAGGTAACTATAAGCGAACTTTTTCAGAAAAAAATAAAAAAATAAATGATAATGTTGAAAATCTCTTGAAATATGATGACAATTTTAATAATATTTATATTGAACCCTCTAACACAGATAATTATCTGTGTAACGCATGGGTCAACATTGCGATTAACATTCTTATTCGTAATTTGGCCCGGGCTGATTTCATCATTGAGCGGGAGGGGGAGGAATTAAAAAACGGTGTTCTATATGAATTATTTCATAAACCTAATAAACATCTTTCACGCTTCGACCTTTGGAAAGAGACTGCGGCCTGGTGGCATCTTGAGGGAGAGGCGTTCTGGTGGTTCGGGCCGGATTATTCCGGAGGCGTTCCCAATGAAATTTATATTCTTAACCCCCGCAGACTGCAAACAGAGGTAACAGGCGGAGGGGGCGTATATGATGAGATTATGAAAGGCAGCCGTCGCTGGTTCTACCAGTGCGGCTATGAACGAATTCCGATATTCTCTGATGAACTAATTCACTTCAAGGATTGGAACCCGTGGAACCCGTTGCGTGGCATTAGCCCGCTGGTTTCGCTGGCTCTGGAACTTGAACAGGATTATTACGCCAACAAAGGCAATTCTACATTACTTAAAAATAACGCTATTCCACAGGGGCTCTTAAAAACTGAACAGACACTCCGACCCGAGGAAGCTGACGCTATTGAGCGGCGTTGGGAAAGCAAGTACGGGCAGGTAAAGGCAGGGCGCAAGATTGCGGTTTTGGGTAAGGGAACCAGTTTTGAGGCCCTTGCGTTTAATCCTGATGTTGTAAAGTTATTTGAACTTAAACGCTGGAACCTTTATACCATTCTTGCCAAATACGGCATACCGCCCAGAGTTGCGAACATATCTGATAAATCCACAGCCCTTTCGGGTAAAGACACCAAAGAGCAGCACTCTGCTTTCTGGCAATACACTCTGATACCCATTCTGCGGCAATTTGAGCAGATACTTGAAAGCCAATTTTTTATGCGCTTTGGCTTAAAGGAAAACGGACGCTTTGACTTATGGGATATCCCAGAGCTTCAAGAAAACGAAGATGCACAAAGTAAGCGGGATATTGCGGAAATAAATGCGGGGTTAAAAACCATAAATGATGTACTCCGGGAAAGGGGAAAGGAGCCCAAGCCCTGGGGTGATGTTTGGCACAAGCCTAAATCGCTGGCCTCCTGTGATAGTAATGATTACAAGAAGGATGGGGCCTAGTGGCGGGAGGTACTCTTTTCGTTAGCCGGGCTGTACCTCTACATTCGGATATTCAACATTCCCTTGAGGGAATGGGGTTTAAGGATGTTACAGTAACGGCTAAAGAAAAGGACGGCCTTAATATGCTGATTGAGGAAGTAAAGCCTAAACTTCTCTTGATTAGCGCAAAGTTTTATGAGGCCGGAACGCCTTACATGATGGGGGAATTGCTTAAGGTGCATCCGAAATTGAATATCGCTGCTGTGGCAACGGATAATTATCCGCTAACTCTGGCTGCTTATTTTATATGGCGGGGTGTTAAGTCGTATGTAAATAAATGGGAGGGTATCGAAGAATTTCACAAGGGTATGCAGGCTATACGGGATGGCAAGCCGTATAAATCTCCAATGCTAAAAACTCTGATGGAAGATATGAGAGGTTATCCTGATTTGAAAAAACATACGACAAAGCGGCTTATGGAATGCCTGATAATGCTTTGCTGCGGTTTCAAAACAGAACGTATCGGAAGCAATCTTCATATATCAAAAAAAACAGTGGAGAACCATTTGAAATGCCTTTATGAAATTTTCCATGTCGGGAGCCGGGAAGAAATGGTGGCAATGGCGTGGAGGCTGGATATTGTTACAAAAGAGGACCTTCAATTTTATGACAACAGGGTTATTGATTTTCCGATACCTGAATGGGTACAGGCGAAAAGGCTAATGGACAGGAAGGCTAAAGAGTTGAACCTTATCGGGTTTACGGCATGAGTCAAGTTATAAGTGAAAAGAGAAAAGTTAAAAGAGAAGAAACACAAGAGGAGTTTTTATGATTGTGCGAACTAAAAGCGGAGAATATCAGGCAGCGAATTCTAATGTATTGCTTGACTATCTGGGTATTAAAAAAGATGTGGCGGGGGTGCAGAAAGTTTCGGGAGAGGTGGAACTATTAGCATCGGTTCCGTTCTTGTTGGCGGCGGATGTGGAGGCGGGACAGGGCTTTCCGTGGACATTATCTACTTTTGACCTTGACAGGTTTGATGAACGGATAGATCCGGCTGGTTGGGATTTCAAGCGGTACATGGATAATCCTGTGGTGGAATGGTCTCACCATTACGATATACCGGCTATTGGGAAAATTGAAAGCCTGATTATTGATGATGAGGGGCTTCATGGGCTGGTGTTCTTTAACGATAAAGCATATGACCCTTTCGGGTGGGCTATCGGGCAGCGGGTGAAGGCGGGGGTCATCCGGGCCGGGTCGGTGGGGTTCCGGGTGATGGAGATTGAAATTCCATCCAAAGAGGATAGCAAGGATGGAACGGCTTTGATTTTCAGGAAACAGGAGCTTTTGGAATTTTCAATCTGCAATGTTCCGGCTAATCCGTTTGCTTTGGTGAAAACAGTGAGCAGTGAACAGGTTGCAGGGACAAATGTTAGAGGCGTTAATGCAATTTCTTTATGGGATTGCTTAATAAATAATTTATAGGAGTATTTTATGAATAATGAACAGCTTGAAGTGGTTAAGAAACAGTTAACCGCAATGAAGAAAATAGAGTTGACCGGGTTCACGAATACGGAAACGGCGACTGCCTATTTTCAGGAA